AGCAAGGTATTAGACTTATCCGCTCTTATTAAAGAAGACGAAAAAACCGATGATGAGTCTAAAGGTAAATTTTTGCCTTCTGATGATAGCGAAGGAAGCGACGTAGATGACAATGAAAATGAAAATGACAACACATTTGACATTGATTCTTACGATTCTGCACCAGATGATGATCTAGATGATGCAGGCGCATTTAGCGATTAAATGTTAAATATTAAATATCATTATATCATTATATTTAATATGTTTTCTAAATTTTTAGACGAAAAAAGCCAAACCGAATTAAACGAAGTACTTAATAAATTTCTATTCCCTATAGAATGTTATTGTATTATTATTATTTTGATATTTTTATTAAATTCTTATTATTTATATAGAATGTTAGAAAAACTGAATTAATTTAAAAAAATAATACATTTAAAGTTTAAATTAAATGGAGTTGCCTGTTTCAGATCAAGAAATTGAATTCTTTAAAAAAGACGTAGGAGATTATAATGATATAGATAATCAAATTAAAGATCTTAAGAAAAAAATGAAACCTTACCAAGATAAAATTAAAGAACTAACGCAGAAAAAAAAGCAAAAACAAGATGAAGTTTTAAATTTTATGTCAAGTAACGATCTTGATGTGTGTCACGTTGGCGATGATTCAAAGTTAGAACTTAAAAATACATCCGTAAGTAAACCTGTTACAAAAGGAGATGTATACGATAGAATATATAAGTTCTTCTCTGAAGATATTGAAAAAACAACTGAAATGAACCCCCAAGAAAAAGCGAAATATTTACACGATTATATTTACATTGAAGGGCGCGAAAAAGTACCAACGCAAAAATTAGTTACTAAATTAGCTTAAAATGTAATAATATCTTTATAACATCTCGTAATATCAAAGACATCCGTGTCTTCTTCATATAATTCATATTTCTCCCGTTCTAAAACTTTTATATAGTTATTTAATGTCAACGATTTTATATCTAATTCTTTTTCAATTTTCAATAAACCTATATCCGAATTATACCTATCAGTCGTAAAATTTAACACTGTTAGATTTAGTTCAGAATTTTCACTTTTATTATACATAACTATGTACTCTGAATAGATTTTAAATGAATCAAAATCTTTGAATTTTGTTATATCAAAAACGTTTAAGTTTGTTTTTTTAACTAAAATTTCGCCGTTTTTTAAAAAAATTAAATATGACTTCATTATACACTCTTAAAAGAGCATTTTAAATAATAAATTTAACCTCAAATATTACATAATAAAATTATATAAAAAAATATTTTATAATGAATTATATTCAGTAATGACTAAGCCACCTGTTAATTGGACAAATGATATCAAGGAAAAAATAGATCAGGCAGACGAGGAAAAACTATTAGAATATTTTCATATTTTAGATAAAAAATGGTCAATTAACGGGGAAAAAGATCTCATCATTGCTGTATGCGAAAAACTTGGTATTACAGATTTAGAAACTATTGATACAAGTATGCTTGCTGTTGAATTGGAAAAAGCTATTTTTGAAACTACGCTTGTATTTTTCAAATTTAAGAAATGTGTATCAGATTTTCAGAACTATCAAGACAGATGGAATAAAATTTACGAGGTTATTTTTTATTCAGAAAGGCTAATTCGCGATGTTTATATACTTTATAAAACAGATCAGCCAGCTAGAAACTCGTTGAGTAATGAAGACCCTGATGTATTGTTTAAATATGCTCGTTTTACAGATGATTCTAAAAAAACACCTTATCAATGTCTTCTTCTTTACCTTCTAGAAATGTTTTCTGAAGAAGGTTTTACAAAAGCCGGAGGAAATTTGTATAAACCAGTTATTTACAAAAAATACAATACACATGCGTGGAAAAAACAGTGTACAATAAAAGATTACATTTATCAAAAAACAGATCATAAAATTAATTTTAATCAATGGAAAAATGCAACAGCAAATGGTACTAGCAATATAAATAATGCAGAAAAATATTTCAATGAGTTTGTAGGTCCAGAACTTCCTTCACTAAATAAAGACCGTCATTTGTTCGCATTTAAAAATGGAAATTATATTACTAAATATAATACTGCTGAACCAGGAGAAACCCCCGTATACACAGATGTATTTGTTCCATATGGTAAAAGCCACCCTTATCTAAACAATTTGTCTGTTGCTGCAAAATACCATGATGTAAAATTCGATAATTACGATCAATATTCTGAAGATGAATGGTTTAATATTATGAAACACTGTCCAACATTTAAGAGTTTGCTTGAGTATCAAGAATTTACAGAAGAAGTACAAAAATGGTTTTGCACTTTTATGGGCAGGATGTGTTTTAACCTCGGAGATATGGATAATTGGCAAGTTTTATTGTATCTACTTGGTCAAGCAGGGGCCGGAAAAAGTACTATTGTAATGAAAATTATTCAAAAATTTTATGAAGAAGAAGATGTAGGTATTATTGCAAATAATATCGATGCAAAGTATGGTATTAAACCTCACGTAAGTAAATTTATGGTTTTGGCTCCAGAGATTGCCGAAAATTTTAAAATGGAACAAACAGATTGGCAGCTTTTGGTAGAAGGAGGTCGTAACACTTACTCCGAAAAATATAAATCAGATGAAACTATTAACTGGGAAGTTCCAATGATGATGGGTGGTAATAAAATTATGAGATACAAAAATAATTCTGAGAGTGTATCTCGGAGAACAGCGGTAGTCAATTTTTGGAAAAAGGTTGTAAATACAGATACTGAAATTGATAAAAAACTAGCGAAAGAAATTCCAACCATTATGAAAATGTGTATTCGAGGATATTATCATACACTTAAAATTCACGGTAAAAAGGGAATCTGGAATATTCTTCCTCAATATTTTAAGGAAAATAAAGAAGAGATGGAGCAAACTACTAATTCTCTTCAACATTTCTTGAAATCAGAAAAGGTAGTATTTGGAAAGAATTTGTATGTACCCCTAAAGGTATTTTCTCAGATGTTTAATGACCACTGTCGCGAAAATAATTTGTTTAGAGAACAGTTTACTAAAGATTATTACATGGGTATATTTACTAATAATAATATCAAAATTGTTCAACAAAGTTCAAAAGAATACCCTCCCAAAAGTGGCATAATTGTTAAACGTACATCATTTTTGATGGGTATTGACATACCCAGTGATGATAATGAAATCCAAGAAGACGACCCGGAATAAATTATACGTTAAAAACAATTATTTAAATTATTTAATAAATGTTAAATGTCTAAAGAATCAGGGTCTTTTTTATTCGATACCGATATGTTTTTTAAGGTTGGTATTACATGTATAGTTTTACTTATTGTATACTCTGTTTATAATTTATTTTCTAAAATGAAAGAAATCAATAATAAACTCGATCAATTTTACAATGAACCAAATCTTTCACTCGAAACCCCAGAAAAAGAAGAGACAGAAAAACCAGAGTCTAAAATAGATATAACAGATCTTGACCTTGCTGAAAATTTAGAGACTATTGAGGAATAGATAACATCGAATTATTTTTAATAAGCATATTAATTATACAATTGTATATTTTTTCGTATGAAGTAATATCATTTCCACCCGTAATTATAATACTACCGGGTCTAAATACAATACATGACATTACTTTATTAAAATCCGGCTCTAACATTTTAATATTAACACCTGGGTATTTATTTGGATTAAATGAATAAGTTTTCAGATGTTCTAAGTTAGCAGTATCTAAAATTTTACATAAATCTGTTTGTTTTATATTTTTATCAATTTTAAAATCAGAATTTATCATACATACTCTCACATTTGATATTTGAGGAGATGACGAAAATGCCTTTAAAGCTTCTAATCTTTTGAAAATTTTTCTAATAGCATAAGTCGCAGACATTGGATTTAAAACGCCAGCAAGTTGTATATTACCATTTGAAAATATCTTGGCTGAAACTTTAGGTTTATTCTGGTATTTAACGCTCACGTAAATACTAGCACAATTATAAAACTGTTTTTTTCCATTTTCTTCGTTATACTTATTTACATAAAGAGATGTATTAATAATACTATTGAAACAACAACACACCGTCATGGTAGAAATATCCCATTTTTTAATTATTTTAAACCCCTCATATAGGTCATTTTGACGTATTTTTTCGTAAATTTCACTAAAATTTTTAAAATTAGAGTTACATATACAATCTGTATATTGAGAACGCGGATCGCATATTGAACAGGTTGTCATAATGTAATTACCGTGTTCTTTATATACTATAATGTTTCTTTATATAGTTATTTTATGCAATTAAATATCTCTAAATGCATTTATATTTTGAACTATGTCTATATAATCATTAATAATAGGTTCATGTAGTGTTTCTTTACAGGCTTTTAATAACATTGCCGATGTTTCTTTGGAATGATTGTTTATAAGATGTGTAAAATAAAATATAAACCTTGGTAAATATATGTTATAAGCTTCTTCTAAATTTAAATTTTTTTTGTTTACATCGTTTATAATATCATATAAACAATATGTCAATATATTAAGATCTACATCTCTAATCATGTCATCTGATATTATTAATTTATTAGTATCTTTTTTGTTATAATACATGATTAACCTGTTAATTTCTTCTATTTTTTTATTGGTTAATTTAATTCTTGTACATGGATCCCGAAAGTCCGACATTTTATTTAAATATATTATAAATGTATTAAAATCGTAGTATATGTATTTTTTACCGCTTTTAATACACACCCAAGGATATTTATTTTCTTCGTGTGAAATTGGACAAATACTATTAAAGTCTATATTTTGTCTAAACTTTTTTTGAATTATCTTTGCCGCGATAGACTTATTAATAACGTCTAAAAGTGAGTCTTTTTTAACGTATTCCCTAAATTTAATTTTATAAATCTTACATATATTTCTTAAACATTTTACAGTTAAAATATTAGAAAATTGTATCATCTAATTAATTAATATTTCTTTTTATATATATTAATATAAAAAAATACATTATAAAGATAATTAAATGTCATCATTTAAAATATCAAAAAAAACTGTACACACAGATTCTAGAACTTCAATAATAGACAAACACTTTGAAACTATTAAAAAAATAGATGAAGATAAAAACAATTTAGATAAATATCGTTCAGAATTGATTTTATTTAGAAAAATTAAAGAAAATTGTCTTAAAAAAAATAATTTATCAGAAATTAATAATATAGCTGAAAAAATAGCAGAATTAGAACGTAAGATTAAAAACATCGAAAACGATACAGATTTGACTGAATATTTATTTAATTCAATTGGGTTTATTAAAGATATTGATAACAACGAGTGTACTACAGTACAAAACAGCACGGAAGAAGGTATATTTAAATACATTTCCCTTGATTCTAAAAATAATAGAGGAGAGATGTATAAAATGTATATGGAAAAATGTTTTCCATCTGAAATTTCTAAAACATCGCAGTGTAACACTATGTCTACGTTTAGATGTAAAGAATGTAATTATAAAACAACCAACGATAACGCAGCAGGGATTACCATTTGTTTTAATTGTGGGTTGACAGAACAATGTAATATTTCAAATCTTCCAGAATGGAATCATGCAGAGACTCACGAATACATAAAACCTTATAGTTATAAAAGAACAAATCACTTCAAAGAATGGATTAATCAAATACAGGGACGCGAGGGTACTGTTATACCAAATGATGTTATAAATTTGCTTATAGTAGAAATTAAAAAAGAACGTCTTAAAGACAAATCTTTAGTCACGTACATTAAAATAAAAGAATTTCTTAAAAAAATTAAACTTAATAAATATTATGAACATATTCCTAATATTATACATAAAATAACGGGCAATAAACAGCTGATTATCAATAATGAACTTCAGATTAAATTGGTTAATATGTTTAATGAAATACAAGATCCGTTTGAAAAACATTGCCCAAAAGATAGAAAAAATTTTTTAAGTTATTCTTATACATTGTATAAATTTTTTCAATTGTTAAATAAAAATGAATATCTAATTTATTTTCCACTCCTTAAAAGTAGAGAAAAGTTATTTGAACAGGAAAATATTTGGAAAAAAATTTGCATAGATTTAAAATGGGACTTTATTCCGTGTATATAAATGTTTCTTTTTAGTATATATTTAAATTTGCCGTAGAATTGTTATACGTTATAGTACCCTGTCCAACACATGTAACGTTAAGATATGAATTTGTACCCGCGCGCTGATTAAAAAATACTCTCAGCTTTATAGAATCGTATCTATCTAGTGGAATACTTGAACCAGAATAAGCCGTGCTAGCAAGCGGAATTACAATTGAACCGATTCCATCTTCTTTATCTATATCATTAAAATAATAACGATTATAATTTAATCCCAATGAATAAATTGAGGCATATTCAAGTAATTTTATTGACGTATTGTTATTTATTTTATACCCGTTTAATTCCAAAAACATAGATGTAATGTATGTTCCCGTTGAGAACCATCCAGATAAAATTAAAAAATCAGGAAATGCAGATTTTTCGGTTATGATACCAGGTTTTACAAAGTCTC